ATCTATAAATCAAATATAATAAAATTAATAATATAAACAAATAAAAATATTTAACTAAACTTTCTTTTTTATCTATTTTCTTTTCTTTTAATACTTTTGAAGTAGAAACAACTTGCTTATTATGCTTTATTTGTTGTTTTAAAGCGTTTTTAGACACTTTCTTTTGATTTATATGTAAACTATTGTCTTTTGTTTTTTTGTGTCTTATTTTAACGTTTTTATAAGTTTTACCATTTACAACTATTTCTTTTGTGTTGTCTATTGGTTCAATTATAATTTCATCTTCAGTTTTATCTATTTTAGAATTGTTGTTTATTTCAATATTTTCATTAGTTTTTATTTCTGTTTTTACATCAATAACTAAAACACTATCTTTTTTTTCTTCTATTGTTGTTTTATTAACTTTTCTTGAACCACAAGATAAAAATAATAAACTAACTAAAATATAAATCAGCTTCTTCATTTCTTCTATTTGTTAAACCATTAAGAACTTTACCACCAGCTTTATTCCATTTTAAAAATTCATCTTTAATAGTCAAATCATCAGGGTTTCTATTTACTTTTTTTAATAAAGTACTTGAACTAAAATTACCAGTTCCAACATTATAAGCAAATGAAACTAAAGAATTAAATTGATTTTGATTTATATTTGATGTTACTAATGTATCTACTCTTTTAGCAAATCTATTAGCTATTTCTTTAAACATTTCAAAAGCTTGTTGTTTAGTAATATCTTTATCTAATAAAGTTACTCTTTTACCATCTGTATAATATGTATTTCCATAACCAATAGTTGGTATTTTAGCTGGACACAAATATGGTTTTAAACTCAATCCTTCGTGTTTAGTTATTAATAAATAACCTTTATTATCTAATATCATTTGTCATCTTTTTTATTTAATAGTTTAATCGTTTGTATTAATGTATAGACTATTGATACAGTCAAAAGTATTATTTTTAATGTTTGCTCTATATTACTGAATGATATAATCATTGAGGCAGTATTCAAAGTGTAGATTTTTAAAGATTGAGGAATCATATTATATTATGTTTTTAATTTTGCAACAATATCAGTAAATCCTTGAATGCCTATATATGCAGTGGCAACAATTACCCAGTCACCAGATGTTATATTACTAAAAAATAAACCTACACAAGCTACTATAAAAACTAATAGCTTTCTGCTAATCCATTTATTCAACAACCTATCTAATGTTTCTTTGCTCATTGTTATATTTGTATTGCTTCTGCTTGTTGGAATATTTCGTCTACTTGGTCATCAGTCATTTGTGTAACTGACTGAATAAATAATACAGTCTGCGAGTACCTTTCTACTGTTGTGCCATAGTTCCAAACATTTTTAGCAGCAGTTTTATTTGGTTCTTCTAATTGGTCTAATGCACTCTCTATTGTAGCTATTAGATTCATTAAATTTAAAATAGTTCTCAATCTCCAAAGTTGTACCTCTGCTGGTGTTTTGTCTTTAAATGCTTGTTCAATTTCTTCTTGTGTTGCTCCCTCGTAAAATTCTCGTGTATCAAAGTTAAAATAAGGTTTAACCATTACAACTTGTAAAAGTTCATCGATTAATGTTTGACTTTCTAAACATTCATTTGAGTAGGTTACTCCTACAACTTGATTTGTTGCTATTTCTATTATTGTTTTCATTTAATTAGATATTGATAACATATTACCGATTATACTATCTGATGCATTTGCTAGTTGAATAGTAGCAAAAATAAAAAATTGATTTGCTGGATTTAAAGTAGTTGATGTCAAAGTCTGTCCACTTGCAATAATATCAGTTAACGTACTTGATGTAAATGCAAATCCATATAAATTACCGCCATTCAAATTAAAATTTCTTTGCATTATATTAACTTGAGCAGTTGCAGTTCCACTATAAGTGGCAATAGTTGGCGCTCCAACAACAGTATTTGTTGTGTTAATTCTTAAACGTAAAGTATAAGTTCCTAACGCAGTTGTTTTATTTGCTCCAAATAACACTCTTATAATGTCAGTACTACTAAAAGCAGTAGCTGGAATTGTTGCAGTAAATAAAGGAGGACTTTCACTAGTTGTTCCAGTGTGAACAGTTTGTGATGTTTGTATATTTTTATAAGGAGTATATGATAATACAGCTTGTTTTAAAGCCAAAGCATCAAATACAGCATTTTGACTTGGTGCAATAGTTGTAACTCCATCTGTAATACTATCAGCTACTTTTGCATCAATAGCAGTTTGTTGTGCAGTTGAAACTGGTTTGTTTGCATCAGAAGTATTATCAACGTTTCCTAATCCTACAAAAGTTTTATCTATTGTTTTATTTTTCCATAAATCTGTTGAAGTTTCATAAACTAAACCTTGATTGTTTAATGGTGTATCTATAAATACATTGTGAAGTTCATCTAATTCCCAACCATTCATTATTTTTACATATATCTTACCATTGTTTGCGTGAGCATATTCTACATAACCTATAATAACAATATGACCAGTTGAACCATTTGGTTTTATATTTGTAATTCTACCAGCAGTTGTTGGACTTAAATATAAAACATCACCATCTGACCAAGTTTCACTTTGTAAACTTCCTGTTGTATTTATTCCTTCTAATTGACCTACTGTAATAATAAATCCTTCTTGATTTGCAGCAATAGTTTCTGTTACAATACCTAAAGTATCAGCGCTATTTAAATCATTATTTGCTTGTGCTAAATTAACTGCTAATCTTTGACCTTGAGCACCACTAACTTTTACAACTTGATATGCTGCTTTTGTTAATGTAGTATTTGGTGAAACTTTGTTTACTACTCTTGCTACTAAATCAACTCCATTTTTTAATATAACAGAACCACCTTTTAAAGTAGTTTCTGAACTACCTATTGTATCATTCCATCTTGTAACAGCAACTCCAGCAGTTCCAGTTGGTGTTGTGTCTAATTCTATTTGTCCAGCCTTTAATTCATATTCACCTAAATCAACATTAGCATTTGCACCAGTGTATGGTACTAAAGTGGAAACATCTGGAATAGTTGGCTTATTTAATATTTGTGCTACTCCAGAAACGGCATTCCAATCGCTATTAACTTGTGCTGCTGGTATTGTAGGTTTATTTAATATTTCAGCAACTCCACTTGTTGCATCCCAATCAGCATTAACTTGTTCGAATTCTTGTAATTCCCAAACTGCTGCATCTTCTGTTGGGTCTGTACAAAGATAAACATCACCATTATCTAAAATCCATCTTGTGTTTTGAACAAAACCTTTTGTTACATCATCTGTTGCAGTTGGCACTTCAGTAAAATTATATGATACTTCACGAATAACATTACCGCTACTATTCGTTATATAAAGTCTACCAGCTTCCCATTTATGCTCATATCCTAAACCACATATTTGAGCAATACCACCTAAACCACCATTACCAGCATCAATAGTTCCTTTTTTAAGCATTGAACCATTATCTAATATAACAGCATCACCATTAGAAATACTTATATTTTCACCATCAGTAATATTACCTAATACTAAAGTTTCTGCTAATGTTTGTGTTCCACCACCACCACCAGTTATTTTATTAATATTAACTGTAATAAGATTATCAGTTACATTAATAGTAACTTCTTCAATGGTTTCATTTACGTTTATATCTATAATATCACTCATTATCTTGTTACATCATTTTTAATTACAAAATTTCCACTTATGTAAGTCTTAACAGTACCATCACCAAATTCTATTTCTATATCATATAAATAGTTATATGCACAAATATCAATTATCTGCTCATTTATCTTAAATAAACCATTTACATCATCAGTAATTGTTATACCAGCATCGTCAACTGAAGTTAAAGATAAAGCTGGAATACCACCATATTCTTTTCTTAACTGCATTCTAATAATAGCATCTTCTAAACTATATGGTTCATCGTTTAATAGTATCTCAAAAGGTACTTCTTCAAATGTGTCTCCTTTAATGCTTTGAAAATTTAATCCCATCTTTAGTTTTGTTTTCTATTTTTTTTAAAAATATTTCTAACTTCTTAATGTTAGCTTGTTTTGGTTTATACTTATTTATCATAGTACCCATCCAGTAAAATAAGCATCTTTATCTGGATACATATCACCATTTGAATTAGCATTGTATTCAGGAAAATCTGCTTGATTAAAACTCATAAAATCTATAAACCTATTTGTGTAATGTTGTGCAATATCCCTTGCTTTTTCTACCAAGAAATCAATTTCATTCTTTTCTACATTTGTAGCGTTTTCTGATGTGTGCTTGTAGATACCTTTTCCAGCTATTGTAATGGCTAAAAAGGGAAGTGCCTCTACCATAGACCAGTGTATTACCATAGGTTTGATATACTTGCTTAAAAGCGTTGTATATGGTTCTATTAAGTCATCATTTACAATATCATCATTTAGTCTATTAAATAATTGTGTTCCTAAATAATTTTGTATATGTGTATCTTGTGCAATCTTAATATATTGAACAAATTTATCTACATCAATATTTCCATTTAATGCTGTAAATCTAACAATATCATCTCTTGTAACAAATAGTGCTTGTGCCATATCTTAATTTGTAAATCCCATTTTATCCCAATACTCTTGTGTAAAACCTTTTGTTGGCATATCTGCTGGTTTCATAGCAACTTCTTTTTCATTTCTTATTCTATAACCATATTTTTCTGCAATAGCTGGACTAATTACTTTTTCTTTTGCTTTTGGATTTGTAGGGTCTATTTTAACACCTTCAAAGTTTGCATAAGTTCTGCGAAGCCATTTATGGAGGCATCTGGGACCGCCTTTCCAAAGCCAGATTGAGTAATTATCAGCACCACTAACACCAAAACCAGGATTTACTGCTTGACTTTCCATAGCAATAATATCTTCTTTTCTATATACCTTATCAGCATTAATCATTTTATTGCAAAATTCACGTTGTCCAGTAGCATTACCACTATAAACATATCTTGTTATGAATTGCACACCATCAATAGTTTCATCTTGTTCAGGACTTTTAGCGTTTGGTCTTGCTATTCCTGTTGAAACAAATTGCCATATTTTAGATAATGCACTTTTGCTTTTTTTATTCTTTTCGTTTATAAAGTTAATTTCAGCATCGTATTCATCTTCTTTGTCATAATCAACTTCTACTTCATCTACTAAAGTCCATTCATTACCTAAAGTTTCACCTTTAGAAATTAAAGCATCAGCAATATCAGAACTCAAACAATTATGTGAACTTAAACCAGTTTCTTCTTTTACTTGTTCATCTGTTTGTGCGTTATCTAAATCAGTAAATTCTAATGGTTGTATAGTTTTAAAGTATAATTTTAAACTAATATCATTGTAATATAATATTTCATCTAATGCTTCTATTATTTCAAGTTGGTAAGGTTTAATTACTATGTTATCAAATAATAGCGTAGCAGTCTTTATTTCATCTGCATTGTTACCTAAACCACCATCACCATTTCTAATTCCTAAAAGCATTGGACTTGTTACCCTATGACCAACAATTAACTTATTAAAACATTCATTACTTAAATATTCATAATGTGCTGGTGCATCATTTAAAGGTATATCTTCAACTGTTGTTTTACTTTCAGCGTTTGCATTAAAAGCTACAATTACTTTATCACCACGTGAACCAGTTAGTTTGTTTTTAACATCAGCTTTAATTTGGTCACGCATTTCTTCAGTTGGAATACCATTATTGAAATTGATAACTTTGGTTCCACTAAATCCATTTTTTACATCGTTTATTTGGTAAACTGATATTTCTTCTTCAAGCATTGCGTAATCTAAAGCACCATTATAATCAACAGGTGTATAATAGTGAAATATTGGTAAATAAGGTTTAATAACCATTATTTCTATTTCATTACCATTACCAAAACCAAATGCTGGTATTCTTTTTAATACTTCAGAAGGTTTAACTTTACTCCAATCTGCACAATAAAAGTATGCTTCTATTTCTCCTTTATCATTACATTTTTCTGCTCTTAATGTATGAATAGGAAAATGCTCAACTTTAACTACTTTATTCTTTTGCTTTACTATTTGCATAGAAGCCATACCCATCAGTTTACGCTCTAAACATACTTTACGCAACATATCAGGTTTAAATAAAGTTTTCATTTGTGCATATTCATTTGGCTTTCTTGATGCATCTAAAGCATCTAAACCTTTTCCATATATCATATTAGATATACCAGTAATAATAGCACCATTTGTAGTTGAATATAAGAACCTATCAATTAAAAATTGAAAGTAGTTATTATCATCACCATACTCAATATAACCTTGCTTTTTATTTTCTTGTATTTTAGGTGATGTATAAGCACTTAAATTTACAATAGAAATATTTGAATTATTCATAAACTATATAATCATTAGTTGTTTGATTTGCTACATATTGACCATCATTAATTGAAAAATTAGCAATAACTTGATTTGTGCAAAATATTTTGTCTTTATAAACTACATCAGTATTGTTAAGAATAGATAACGTATAAAAGTTACCTTCTTTTAAATCAAATGTAGCTGTTGTGTATAGATAATAACCATCTATATAAAAATCAGATGTTATAGTAGTACTTTCATTTGTCATTTCATTTACTAAAACTATTGATGTTGCACTATAAGTTCTTGGAATGAATTTCAAAGATTGTTCTTCTACTTGCTCTTTTAAAATTATCATTATCTTTTTATTTAAAAATAAAAGTATATTAAAATTGTTTTAAAATAAAAAAGGGACACTTAAAGCATCCCTTAATTAAAAAACAAAAAAACAATTATTAATCTGTAATAATAACGTTAAAACCAGTAGTTGATAAATCATTCAACAAGAAGTTTGCTGGAACTGGTTCCATTCCTGTAAGTGTTAATGTATAACCACTTAAATCACCCATAGCTGCACCAGTTACAACAGTTCCACCTGTTACATCCATTCCGTGTTCTAATCCACAATAAAAGAAATTACCATTGTTATCTTCAACAATTACTTGTGGTCTACCATAAGACAAAAGCTTAATTTGTTTATTGTCTGTAATAGATAATTTTTTCAAAGTCAATGCCAATTCTTGTTGAAAGAATGTAGTACCATTTTCTCTTGAAGATGTAATTGTTTGTGTGAAAGATGAATTACCTTTTAACTCATATCTGTAAGCATCTGGTGTTCCACCTATTTCATCAATAGCATCTGTTTGGTCACCTGTACCATAAGTAAAACTTGTTACTTCCCCCCAATTTACAAAGTAAACTGCTTTTAATCCACCATTG